GATATTTTTCCGAGAAGGACGCGAGCGCCTTGAGGTGCAGGACGTAGATGTAGCTCGGGCTGAAGAAGAGCTTGGCGGCCACCTGGCCCCACTCGAGGCCGTTGACGTAGCGCTCGAAGAGGACCGACTGGCAGAGCTCGTCATCGAGCCCGAGGATCTCGTCGACGATGGTGTCGCGCATCGTCTCGTAGATCAGGATCATCTCGGCCCGGTACAGCTCCTTGTCGGCGAGGGCCGCGATCATTCCGGCGAACTTGTCACCGTGCGGCGAGCTCTGGACCCGTTCGGCTGCCATCGAGATCGTGGTCGAGGTCAGCTTGGCGCGGCGGCGCTCTATCTCCTCAGTGAGCCTGGCGATGCGGTTATTGAGTTGTCGGACCTCGAGGAGGTGCTGCTTGGCGGTCATTCCGTCACCTCGTTTAATTCGACTTCGGTCCTGAACTGTTGAGTATAAAAGCGCTTCATGCAATAAGGGCATATTGCGCTGTGCGGCTGCATCATCTCATCGTGCAGTTTGCGATAGTCCTCAATCGGGACCGCTTCGATGGTCGGAGCGGAGTTTAAGACCTCAAGCACATAGCAATCCTGTTCTGCATTAAAGGACATACTTGTCATATATTTGGGGTGCATCCCCCACTTTGAAAAAATCCTGTCTTTCAGCGCATCTGCGTCTATCAATCTCATTCCGTCACCCCCATAAATCGTCCTTGCAGAACTCGCAATAGTCCGAGCCTTCCTCGGCGGTGCCTCCGCACCTGATACACCGCTTGCCCTCGACCTCATAGACCGCCGTTGAACGGCAGACCGGGCACGCGTCGAGATATGTGCCCCGTGGCACGCAGTCTTCTTCGCCGGCCAGCACGCGTCTCGCGTCCTCTTCGTCGAAGATGTGACCGCAGTCGTCGCATTGTAACATCATTTTTTCGTCCACCTCTTTTTCTCGATCTCGCGCACAACGTGGCGCGGCTGTTTGATGAGTATCAGCTGTTTCTGCTTCTGGTAGTGCTCGGCTTCGTTCTGTCCCTCGAGGACGGCTCGCCACTCTTGGTATCGTTCGCACCTCCCGTGGCAACCCTGAACACGTTCTTCGCACTTATAGCACGGCGGATTGTTTCTAACTCGTTTTCGTACTGTCTCCTTGAGCATTTCGATTTCCTCAGGTGTTTGATGAAGTCCTTGGCCGGAAAGCATAGGCTCTTGCAGGTCTTCTGCTTGCACTCGCGGCAGGGATTAAACATGGCCGCCTCCGAGATCGAGCCGGAGCTGGCCCGGGAGCTCTCGCTCCTCTTCCTGCCGGCGCGCTTTGTACTCGTTGTAGAGCTTGCGGTACTCGTAGCTTTTCCCGAAGATGGCCCAGGCTGCCTGCGTGACCTTCGGCTCGTACTTGCCTATCATCTCGAGATCCTCGACGGCTCGGTAGCTGATCGGGCAGCCGCAGCAGCCGGTGCGCTTCAGGCCGTAGACCTCATAGGCGTCGGAGTAGCGGATGCCGTAGGTCTCCTTGTACCACTCCTTGTCCTTGTCGCTGACGTAGTACAGAGGCTTGAACCTGAACTGGCCGTTGGCCGTTTCCGTAAAGCAGAGCGCGGTGTTGTCCTTGCGTGGGACTGACCTCATGCCGCCCTCGTCTCGGCGCTCGCCCGTGATTATCATTTCATAGTCCTTCTGGACCGCGTGAGCGACCTGCTTCTTGCAATAGTCGCAGCACTTCGCGCTGATCTGGAAGTCCGGCGGATACTCCGCGATGAAGTCGCGCATATACTTCGAGGAGTTGATGACCAGTTGGATGTTCGGTCTCGGCTCGCCGGCTGCGTTGCAACAGCAGAGGAAGTTGATGACCGACTCGCAGCCAGGATACCTTTCCTTCAGCTCCTTCCGCTTCGCGGCCTTATCTTCCGCCTGGTCGTACTCGTCTGCTATCGAGAGAGGTATGCCCTTGCGCTGCCAGTCTCCGAGGCCCTGGCTCATTATCTTCGAGACGAACGGGACCCCGTAGGTCTTCGTGGCCTTTACGATGTTTATCTTCGGCCGGACCGTCTCAATCTCGACACCGTACTTCTCGGCCGTCTCTTTGACGTGGTCCTTGATGGCCTGCATCTCGAGCCCGGTGTTGAAGAAGACGTACTTGACCTTCGGAAGTGACGGTATGATCTGCCGCGCCTTTTCGATGAGGTCGATCATGATGTCGCTGTCCGAGCCGCCGGAGTACGAGCAGATCGCGTTCGGGTGCTGCTTCAGCCTGGTCATAATGATGCCGGTGATGGCGCTGAACTTCATCGGAGCATCATAGTCCGCGTATTCTGGCCGGTCTGTGTAGACCCGGCTTCTGTATTCCCCCTTCGCGTCTCTCATGACATTCTCCTTCCTGGTCCTCCCGAAAACGTCCCGGTCTTGATGTCGTAGAAGTACAGCCCGTGCTTTATGGCGGCCTCGCGCTCGACCTTGCACCCCATGCTCCTGACCCACCCGGGCAGTTGGCAGATGGCGTCGCATTTAGCCAGGTACTCCAGGTCGATGGCCATGCAGGTGTCGTAGTTGATGTCCGAGATGAACCTGCGGAGCATCGCCGGGTTGACGTAGGTGTGGCCGTCCGCCTTGATGGCCGAGGCTGCCTCCGCGAAGCGCTCCTCGTAGTCGGCCGTGCCGGTGATCGGGCCGCTGATGTAGATCCTCATACAATGCCCTCCTCTCGCGCTTTATACATGGCATATCTGTCTCGGGCGATCTTGACGATTTTGTCAGCTTCTGCTGGATATGCCCATACGATCGCGACCGTCTCGCCGAACATGTTCTTGGTAACGATTATCCCGTCTTCTGGGACACCTTCTTTGAAAGACCAATAATACCGGCTTACCTTTCCTTTTTCAGGGTCGAACTCATAAGGAATGCGCTTGCCCTCATAAGGCACCGCTGACAGGTCAATCATCGGCAAGACATAGTATTGGTCGTACGCGCCGATCTTGCCTTCGTTTCGCCGTTTGCAGTAGGCTTCTGCTTCTGCTTCGGTTTTGAAGTATCCGATCACGTCCCAATCTGAATACTCGCCTGTAAAAACTCCGTATATCATGCTTTTCCTCCCTTGAGCGCCCTGGCTCTCGTTTCCTTGAAGCGGCGCTCCCACTCTTCCGGCTGCAGCTTCTCCGGGTTCCAGATCTGGTTGACGAACTCGACCCTCTTCCACTGGATCTTGCCGTCCTTGCTGATGAGGCACTCGCGCCCGTTCTTCCAGATCGGCGCCTGGTGAAGCTCCTCATTCTCGGTCTTGCCGCCCTGCTTGACGCGCAGCCACCTGATCTCGTTGATGATGTTCTTGGTCGTCGGGAACTTCTCGTTCTCGTTCGTCCACTTGTTGAACGCCTCAAGGACCTCCTGGTCCGTGTACGTCTTGTACGTCCTGAAGAGCTCCTTGATCTTGTTGCGTTTCCACTGCTCGTCCACCCCCGGCTTTATCACGAGCGGCCATGCCGCGCCGAGGTATTCGTACAGCTGTACCGCGCCCTGCTGTGTCATGTCTCCTCCTCCATTTCCCCGAAAGCTTCCGCCGCGATCTCCTCGATGGTCTTCTCGCGTCTCGGCTGCCGCCCTCCCCAGCGCTGCTGGTTCTTGGCGAACTGCCGGACCATCGCTGGCAGGTTCTTGATGATCTGGCCGTGGTTGATGGCCCATAGGTTGACCTCGTCTATCAGCTCGTCGACCCGGCCCTGGCCGAACTCCTGATCTAAAAGCTGACGCTCTTTGAGAGAGAGATCCGGCAGCGCCACCGGCGCCTCATTATCACTATCATTCTCTCTCTCATTGTCAGGTTCATTGTCATTATCATTATCATTATCATTATCATTATCAGCTTGATTTGCTTGCTTTTGGTTGCTTTTGCTTGCTTTTGCTTTAGCTGAGGCCAGGCCGCCACGTCTTCCATACTCGGCCCTCCTGCGACAGATCTCTTGGTACTTCTCGTCAGCTCGGTCCATTTGGTTTGCTATGAACGAGAAGACCACGTCCGTCAGGATGTCGAGCTTCTCCGGCTCTTCCTCCATGGCGTGCTGCATGATGGCCGTGAAAAGTCTGCCGCGCTGCTCCATGTCCAGCTTTTGAACGACCGGCCAGACCTCGGTGTATAAAATAAAACTCTTTTTCATGTTGTTACCTCAGCAGGTCGATGATGGTCTCGGCCGCTTCTTCGGGCCGGCAGAACATAAACACGCAGCCGTACCGGCTCTCGATCGTGCGCATCGCCTTGGCCAGGCGTGGCCCCTGGATGCACTTCGGAGAATACTCGGTCCGAGGGTTCACCCAGGCCGCGACGTCGTCGATAGTCTCGTAGGGCTCCTCGCACTCCACGAGGATGTAGAGCTGCGTGCCTATCTCCTGGGCCAGCTTGACCTCGCGGATGAACCTCTGGTGCTCTTCCCTGGTGCCTCCGATGTTCTGCGCGATCTCGGCCATGTTCTCCTTGGTGTCGACTATTTTCGACAGGCTCGGCATCAGCGCGTAGTCGCCGACGACCAGCTTGCACCTGATGAGCTTCACGGAGTGCTCGGCCCACCAGGCGTGCTTGGTCTCGTGTTTGTTCTTCTGTTGACGGCTGTCTTCGATCAGGATCATGGCTTAGAACGGCACATCCTCATCGCTGAGCGGTGTAAAGCCTGCCGGGACGGCGGAAGTGCTGGTGGTGCTCTCCTTGAGCTTCTTCAGCTCTGGGACCTTGAACTCGCCCTTGCGGACCTTTTCGGCCGGCAGACAGCTGGCGATGCGAGTGCGCTCCTTGACGTTTCCGTCGTTGGCCTCGTACTCCTCGTAGCCGATGGTGACGCCGAGGACCTTGCCGATCAGGAGCTGTTCATTGAAGCCCTTCTCGATCTGCTCGGTGAACTTGGTGTTGTTGCTGTCGTCGACCGCGTTGATAAACGCCTTGAACATTCCGAGTGCCTTTTCCTTGTAGCTCCTGATGAAGCTGTGGCGGTAGACGTGCTCCGCGTCCTCGTTGGCGTAGCGGCCCTTCTCCGGGCCTTCTGCGATGTCATAGACCACGCGCAGGTACTGCAGGTCGTCCTTGTCGGTCACGTCCGTGATCTTGATGACGTAGCCGCCCGGAGCGAGCCTTTCAAACTCGCCCGAGGCTGTTGCTTCGTTATATCCTCTTAATGGTTTCATTTGGTTTCTCCTTTTCCGTATGTCTCGACGAACTCCTTCGCGTCAGCGAAGCGCATCTTCTCGGCGAGCTTCTGGCCGTATGCGTTCACGATGAACGTGGTCAGCTCCCAGCCGCCCTCGCGGCCGCCGGCGTGCGGTATCTGCCGCTTGAAGCTCTCGATGGTCCACGGAGTGCCCTCCGCGCTGTAAGTGATGACGGTCGAGCCGTCAGCGTTGACGATCTTGCCGGTCTTCTTCCAATCAAGCATCGTTTTCTACCTCCTCCATTTTTCTCACGAGCGTAACGATGGCGCGGACTTCGCGTGTCACGTCAGCTTCGCCCTCGGCGCTGTCGACGATCACGCCTATGGCATCCAGGGCTGCTGCCTTGAATGCGAGCCTTGAGATCATGTCCCCGACGGGGTCTTTCGGCGCCGGCTTCGGGACCGGCTCGGCCTTCGATGCCTTTGCCTTCTTCTCTTTCGGCAGGTACTGCCCCGGGACCTTCTCACCAGCCTCCAGCAGTATCTTCACGATGTCCTGCTTGGAGCAGACGTTCTCGTCCGCCAGGATCTCGATCTGCTTCATAGGCGAAGCTGCCTGTTTATATTCGGCGACTATCTCGCCAGGTGTCATGATCATGGTGCCTCCTTGATTTCCTCGATAAAACCGTTGATAAACCTCGCGGAGACCGGAACGTCGCAGAACTCATCGCCCTTGGTCCCGACTATCACGAAGTCCCCGAAGATCGGGATGCCGGCTATGCGGCAGTTATATGGCAGCCCTTTCGGGATGCCTTCCTCGTTGCAGATCAGGACCACGCCCGGATGCCCTTTTTCTTCTTTGAAGAGGCTGACCGTCTCGATGTAGCCCCCGACGTACCTCTGGAAGTTTTCCAGGTCGTTCGAGATGCTTGAGGTATATGCGTCCTGACGGTCCACGCGCTTGAATATTGCTTTGATGCGAATGGCCATCACTTCACCCCCCAATATTCCCTGATAGCCTCATCTACCGCTTTGAGGTCGTTCGGTATCTCGACGGCCTCGAACATCCCCTCCGGGGACTTGGCCGTGCTCTGCCCGTTGGCCTGCGTGTAGAACTTCTGGTCATCGCAGTACAGGACCACGTCGAAGCAGCCCTCGATCACGAGCTTCTCGTCGAGCATCTTGCCGACCGTCTTCGCCTTCTCGCGGCCTCGCTCATCCACCTCGCTGTGGTGCAGGAAGTAGACGATCTTGTCCGGCTGCGGCGTCTCGTTAATGTAGTGGATCAGGTCGCGGAAGTTGACCGCGATGTCCGTGAACTTGTTGTAGCCTGACTCCTTCGCTCGATCGAACATCTCGTTGACCAGGAGGTACTGCGAGTCGTCGATGACGATGCTCTTGACCGTGGCCCTCTCGATGAGGTCCTCGAGCCACTCGTATTTGCGCTGGTTCTCCAGCTTCGGGTTGTCCTTGATGCCGAGATCCTTCGGGATCTTCACGACCTTGATGTCACTCTTAAACGGCAGGCGCCCTTTTTCTACGCTGATGACGCCCACCTCTTCCGGCTTGAAGTTTTTGATGCTGTAGGTCTTGCCGGACCCGGACCTCCCCATAATCAGTACGGGAATTGCCATTTCGTTCTTCTCCTCTCGTTGCTATTCCTCGTGGCGATAGATTTGCACGCCACCTTTGTTCGTGCCGATCAGCTCCACCGGCTCCGCTGCCTCGATCTCCACGAAGCTCGCGTCCTCGTAGATCACCGGGCCGTCTTCGGCGATGATGGTCACCTTCATTCCTCGGCCTCCTGGCTTTTAGCTTTTGCTATCAGCTCGGCCCTTTTGGCGTCTTCTGCTGCCTTGAGCTCGTCGGTCACGTTCTTGTACCAGGTCGGCCTGATGGCCTTGAGGTATGCGCAGACCGCGTTGTCGTCGAGCATCGCGCCGTTCCACTTGTAGTCCATCGTCCCGAAGATGATCTCGAGGAGCCCGAGGAACTCCGTTTCTGCGACGACCAGGTCGCGGTACTCGTCGACTGGGATCTCGACCGTCAATGTTTTTTCGTCTTCCATGTTCTTCTCCTTTCTGTTACAGCTTGAGCATCAGCGCGATCCAGGGCGCCGTCATCAGCGCGCCGAAGAGCAGGATCTGGCCCCAGGTCGCGCCATCAAAATACTTCTGTCTCAGTGTCTTCATTTTGGTTCCCTCTTCTTGGCTGCGATCTCGTCAATGACGAACTGCAGCATCTTGTTCTGTGCAGGCTCGGCCTGCCTCATGTACTTGACCGAGAACTCGCTCGGCCTGATCTTCAGCGCCTCGGCCACCTCATACAGCCGGACGCCCTTGGCTTTTGCGTAGGTCTTGATCTCTGCGTTCAATCCTGGCTCACCTCCCTTGTCTCGACCTCGATGGTCCCGTCGAGGAGTCCCTGATAGAAGTGCTCGCAGCACGGGCTGTTCATGCCCCTGATGCCGTTCACGATCTCGCAGCGCGTGTACTTCACGTTGCCCTTGGTCGGATGGACCCATAACGGGCATTCGATGCACTTGTGGCGGACGCCGATCAGCTCGAACTCGTCCTCGACAGTCTCCGGGATGAGCGTCTGCACTTCGCTGATGATGTACGCGCAGAAGCCCAGGCCGTGATTGAACTGGAGCTCGTACTTCGTGCGCTGCTTATCGAGCGCCGCCAGCTCCTTGTTCAGCCTGGACTCGAACTCCTCGGCCGTCTGGGCCACGATGATCTTGGTCCTTTTTCCTCCTTGCGTTCTCATTAAAAAATGGCCTCCTTTCTTGGAGACCATCATACTCGACGGGGTGCCCTATTCAAATGCGCTTAAGTGCTGAGTATCGATATTTTAGGAACTGTTGCGCATTATCCGGGCCTGTCGGAGGTGGCCTCCTGCTGACATTATAACTCCCCCACTCCGCGCAGTCAATAAATTATTATTATTATTTTTCGCTGTTTCCTCAAATAAAAAAAGCCCCCGGCGTAATTGCCGGGAGCGGTCTTGGGGGAACCTCAAAGCGTGGGATGCGCTTATGAGCATTATTGAGCATTGATCCAGCGCTGGAGCGCGGTGACTGTTCCGGGACCTGCACTGTGGTCGATGAGACCGGTGTAGTATCCGAGATCCTTCAGGCGCTGCTGAAGTGCTCCGACGAACTCGTAGCCGGCATAGCCATCCTGAGTGATACCGAGCCAGCCCTGCATGGCCCTGATCACGGCCGAGCCGCCCAGGTAGAACGGCCAGCTCTTAAAGGACCAGGAGCTCACCGATGCGTTGGCCAGGTACTTGCGGTTGCTGTTCGGCTGGCGCGACACGATGGCGTCGAGGCTCGTGCATCCGAAGATGTCCTGGAGGGCGTAGGTCGTCTCCCTGCCCCACCATCCATCTTCAGCGACTCTCTGCGGCTTCGGTTCGGGAGGAGTCGGCTGCGTGCCGTAGTCTATCCAGGGCAGCTTGCCGTGTCCAGTCCAGGATCGCGAATTGTAGCCAGGCTTGTCGCTGATGTTGGCGACTGCGGTGACCTGGACCCCGTCGGACCAGGATGGCGTGCACTCGATTGCGAGGCCGTCGCCGATGTAAACGCCGCAGTGTTCTCCGTTGAGATGGAGCCACTCGCCTGGAGCGATACCATCCCAGATGTAGGTTGAATAGTCGGAGCACATCGCCGTGATGGCGTTGATGGTCGTGTCAGGCACGTCGTTGGCCTGATAGCGCGCTCCGCCATACTGCGCAGAAGTATCTGCGGACCAGTCCCAGAGGATACCCTTTATGAGGCAGACGCAGTCGAACAGGAACGTGTCGTCGCTGGCCATCTGGATCTTCCTGGCGCGTGCGGCCGAGGCGCCGCGTGAGTAGCGCTCGCGGTTGTTGCCCCACCCTGCCGGAGCTCCGAAGGCTCCGTTGGCGTAGAGCGTCTTGTTGCCGAGTGCCAGGTTTAGCTTTTCGATGAACTCGGCCGATGTCATAACGTAGCTCATGTCACACCTCCATGTCTTCTTCGGGTATGCCGGCGAGGCTCGTTAGCAGAGAGAGAAGCCCTGCGAGGACCGAGGCCGAGCCGACCATTATCCAGTTGATGTCGGACAGTACGGCAGCGGTCCCGATGGACGCGATGGCCGTCTGTGCGATGGTGCGGAGTGCGCGGATGCCGGCAGCCTTCCACCACTTTTTCCAGTCTCTTTTCATATTTTGCCTCCTGTTGGTAAACGAAAAAACGCCCGTTTTGAGCGTTCTATGTTGCGGTCGATAAAATAGTCAACCCTGCTATAAAAAGTCGCTGTATCGGCCGATTTTCGGCCTTCTCGCCCTATTCTCTCGGCTCTTTCGCCATCGCATCTGCGAGAAGCGAGTCGGCGTACCCGTCTCCGCCTATCTTCTTGTAGAGCGCGTACGCTTCTTGGAGCCGCTTGGTCTGGTCGTGCGTCCTGAAGCCCTGAGCGACCACTTTGTCGGACTGTCTCTCGATTGCTTCGAGGAGCAGTATGCGGTAGATTTTGCGCTTGCCCGTGAAGTAGTCCCAGAGCTTGTCAAAGACCTTGACGAGTAACGAGCTCCCGAGGATCGCTATCCAGAGCTGTTCGTTGGTTATCAATTCGTACATCTGCGAGCCTCCTATCCTGCGAAGACGGAGAAGTAGGACGTGCCGGGCTGGTCGGTGGTTATGGTCAGGTAGGTGCCTGAGCCTGAGAGCCCGAGCGCGGAGCTTGTCCACGCGCTGTTGGTTATAAGGTTTCGAGCGGTGAGCGTGCCGTTGTCGCAGGTGAACGCGATCGCGACGCCGCCGACGTTCTGGACTACGCCGAAGAGTATGCCGCCCCAGTAGCCCGTGTTGTTTCCGACATAGAGGACGACGGGGTTGCTTGGGTCGACGGCTTGGTCGGTGTAGACGTGCTTCGAGATTTCCGCCGCGCCTTGCACCTTGAATGAGTTAGCCGCTGTGAGCAGGCCTGATACGCTGACGCCTCCCTGAAAGTCGTTGTGGGTGTCCCGGCTGGTGTCTGCCCGGTCGTAGAACATCGCGTTGGTCAGGCTGGCGATCGCGAGCTCGAGGTAGTTATATCCTCCGCTTGCCCACGGTGATAGACTGAACGCAGAGCCCCACGAGCCGCTTGCCTTTAGCTGTCCGAAGATGCTTGTCGGGCTGATGCCGATATAGGTCGACCCGTCTGCACTTCCGCTGGCGTATGAGATGCCCGTGTCGCTGATGCTGACGTTCGGCGCCTGTATGCCGTTGACGTCTATAGTGAACGGCCCGAGCGTACCCTTTGTGGTCGTGAACTCGCCTGTGTCGAGGTTCCAGCTGTTGTCGCCTGTTTCGTCGGTGAGAAGTCCGGCGCGTATCCTGTTTGCAACCATCGTTCCGGCTGTTATGAAGTCCGCGTTGAGGTGTCCGTCAATCGTCCACGCGTTGGCGTATGTCGCGCCTCCGTCCGTGGAGAAGCCGATGCCGTTCTGGTTCAACCTGATGATGTTCGTGGCTGTGCTCTCGTCTGCCGTGTCCATTATCAGCATTTCCGAGGGCGTTCCGTCGCTGAGGTACTTGTATTTGATGTAGCCCCCGAAGCCTCCGCTGATGAGCTCCGTTGCCCTGTCGATCGCGCCTTTCATCATCGTCTTGGACGGTACCATCGCGACTGCCGGCTGTACGACGTCCTCGCTGATTTGCTGTGCGAGGCTCGTCTTCGGCTCGCCGAGCTCCATCGAGATATAACGCTCCCGGAGCGTGTCGTATGTGACCTTGATGCACTTCGCCGTGGCTGTTATTCCGCGCTTCGTGTAGATGATATGCACGGTGTCGCAGAGGTACACCCTTTCGAGGTTGGCGACTGCCTTGTATTCCTCCGTCTGCCAGAGCTGAACGAAGTCGATTTTGAGGTTTTCCTTGAGCGTGTAGTTGCTGGAGCTGTCCACTCGGCTCTGGGCTTTCGCTTCGAGCTGGACTGTGGTCGGTGCTTCGTCCCACGCGTCCGACAGATCGAGAGCGATTGTCCTCCCCTCGGTCTCGCCTGTCCTTACGACTGTATGGTCGAGGCTGACCGTGGTCTCGCCGTCCGTCCAGAACGGCACGACGGCGTTGTAGACGTTGCTGGCGTCGAGCTCCCTGTCGAGGCTTGC